TAATCTCTTGCATCGCTTGGAAAAATGGCAATGAGTAAGCAGGTATCTCAATTGCTGTCATACCATGTGACATGCTAAGTAATGCCGTCCTAACGCTTTCATCAACCGACAAGTCATAACTTCCAAGTGGTCTATCTAGGCTTAGGTTGGCAATGTCGGTACAACGTGACAGTGCAACGTATAAAGAACCATGCGGCCTGAATGAACCATCCATTTCAAGATGTACGCGACCCGTAATAGTCTGACCTTGTGACTTGTGTATTGTGATGGCCCACGCTAATTTGATTGGGTATTGCTTGTAAGTCCCAATCACGCCGTATTCAATTTTTCCAGTCTCATTGTTAAGTGTTGGCTCTTTGACTTCCCAAGTGTGTTTGTCTAGTTCGATATCACCATCAATAATCACAAACTCATCGGTAAGGCCTGTAACATGTCCAGTTGTGCCATTAACAAAACGCCCGTTCTGGTCGTTGATGCAGAATATTATTTTTGCGCCAATCTTTAGCTCTAGGAACTCCGGCACTGGCTTGTCGCTTTCTTTTACATTACCGCTCACACTGGCATTGAATTGCATTGGTAACTCATCAATCTTTTCAAGCTCTGACTTGTTGATCTGATCTGCTGCCTTATTGGTAAAACACAAGGTAACAATATCGTCTTTGTCTGTTGCTGTGGCATTTCCGTTGATGTAACCAAGCGCTTTATCACTGTACACATTCTTTTCACGAATAGAGTTGAGCGCGTCGATAAAATCGACATCGTTTTGTCGAACCACTTCATCAAGCTCCACCATTTTAAAGCGTGCATTTTTCCATGCGTTGGTTTCGAATGCGTACGTGCCGCCATAATCTTTAGTTAATGCGATTTTTTCATTTTGCTTAACGACTGGCGGCAATTGGTAAAAATCACCGACTACAATAATTTGTTTGTCAGCAAATGGCGCATTGCTATCAAAAACAGAATCACGAAGCTTATACTCGACATGTGAGAACACATCAGCACGCAACATTGACACCTCATCAACAAGAAGAATGTCCGCGCTCGCTAACACTTCCATTATTTCTTTTCTGGTGCCTAAATGAGCACTGCTTTTCACGTAATCAATAGGAATTCCAAACGCTCTGTGTATTGTTGATCCGCCTATGTTAAGTGCAGCAATACCCGTTGGAGCGCAGATAAGAATTTTTTTCTTGTTCTCTTCTGCCCACTCGGTGAACAATTCCGTAACAAAGCTTTTACCCGTTCCAGCTTTACCGGTTAGGAATACGTTTTTTCCCGACTTCATGAGCTCTAGTGCTTCTGCTTGTTTTTGTTTTAAATTAGTCATCTAACCATTCCACGCTAGCGTCAAACTTGCCAGCAAATTTCAAAATTGTGTCAATCGTTTCTTGATCGCCGGACAAGTAAATCTCGTGTATTTCCTTACTCGTTAGCGTTGGTTTATTGCAAAACTTGTCTTTGCTCTTTGGTGGGCAGTTAACAAAGCCGTCATACTCCATTGCATCATGCTCTGGATGAAATTGAATAGGGATAAAATCACCATCGAACATATACGGATTAAACACATGGTTCACACATGGCTGCATATCAAAACCCTTTTCGCATCGCTCACCTTTTGAAATTTTCTTTTGCCCAAAACCACAGTTCCTACAACTAGGCTCTGCTAACAATTCACCGTGACAAATGTCGTGATAGTCACAAAAACGACATTTAAAGAAGTCTGGATCGTCACTCAAGCGCACTGGTGGCTTTTCACTATCAACAAGCATATTTGCCCTTTCTCGCATAGCTTCAAACACTTCTGGGTTGAACTCGATGCACTGTGTTGCAATTTCGTGATTGTCTTTGTTGAACACAAAAATCATGGCATTGGTGATCGGCTTTTTACCAAATTGCTCACTAAAACCCATGTAGCATTGAAGTTGCATGAAATATTTCTGATTCCACTCAAGAAGGCCATTCTTTATGAACTGGTTAAAATTTCTTTTTGAGGCTGTTTTGAAATCGACGACATAAGGTGTATTGGGCTTAACGCCGTCAAAAATATCTGTGTCTGGGCTGACGGCTACCGCATCTGCAGTGCCGCTAAAAAATACATTGTCTGGATCTTGAGCCGTTAGTTCCGCACCTTCTCCATGAAGATAAACACGAAAACCGACACTCTTTAGCAAATCTGCAAAACCCTGCTCCATATCGTGGCCGAACTGAAACAAGCGAAGTAATCTGCCATCGTGCTCAACGGTCAAGCACTGGTTGAACGAGTACCATAATTGACGCTCACAATCGGCACCAATCTGACTCATTCCAATGTGTTTTCTTTTGGAGCTAACATTTTTTGAGGCATATTCAATGTCGATGGCTTGTGCTATAGTTGTTTTTGACATTTTTTAATGTCCTTTTTTGCGTAAACTGAAGTTAAAGCCCCTTTCGGGGCTTTGTTTTGTTTTTACCAATCGTCATCACCGCCTAATGATGGTTGATTGCTTTTCTGTGGAGAGGTTTCACCCTTTGGCATCTCTTCACCGTCAACCGTTTCAAAACCTTTGCTCGGCTGTATCTCGCTTACCCAATTCCCTTCTTTGCCTTCAATTTCCCAGATCTCAATGGAAATACCAGCCATCTTGCCAACCATTTGTGCAAAGTCTGCGTCTGTTGGCTCTGCATCAGGGATTGGAGCGCCAGTTAACATAAACAGTCTGCGCAGAACGTTAGCCGCTCGGAATGCTTTGTTTTCGTCCTTATCGAAAATCTTGATGCTTTGGAATACAACACGCTTAGCAAATCCACCGCTAGCAAGTTTCCACTTAACTTTGACCTTGCGATCACCTTGGTACTCATCCCATTTAACTTCTTCAATCATCGACACCGCTTTAGTGCCGCCTGGTATAATTGAAACTACTGGTACATTTGAGTTCTCTTCTGAACCGTCTACTATCTTCCCATCTACTGCGAACTGGTCGAAAAATCCCATGATATTATTCCTCTGTTGATAATTGTTTGATGATGCCTTGGAATGGGTTTTTACCCTGCTCAAAACTCAAGTCATCAGTGATGCCATAACGGTTTTTACTCACATGTGAAGCGCTTGGGTAGCATGTGATAATGCGCTCACCGTCTGATTTTGCTTTACCATCTACGACGTAGGTCACCATTTTAATGAATGCCACTAAGTCGCAGTTGTTTGTGTAAACTTTTGAACAATCAACCTGCTTGGAATGGGTTAATTGAATGTTGTATCGAGTGTATGCCTCTGCATCTGGTGGGTTTAGATCTTCCGTCTCGCAGTGAGAAATGAAGATAATGTTCATGCCTTTTGCTTGGCTTAGTCGTTGGCAGAACTTGTACAGCTTTTCATGCTCTGCACGAACTGAGTGGTAACCGCCACCAAAACCGCCATCGCATGCAGAAAGGTTCGCCGTTTTATTGCGCTTTTGTATTTCTGTTACTACAAGCGAATCAAAAGCCGTTGTTGAGTCAACAATAAGAGTTTTGAACTCATGATCTTCTGTTGCCAGCATTTTAATTTGGTCGTACACATCGCTAGTAGTCTTAGCGATATCAAACATTGCAACGTCCATGCCTTCGATAGAACTTGCTCCGTTCTCAGTACGAATCATGACGGGCGCTGGCATTAGTGCGCCAAGTGTTGTTTTACCAAGACCTTGCTCACCTGCAATGACTGCAATGACTGGCTGCGCCTGTGGCTTGGATAGTTTTTCAAATAAGCTCATTTGCTTATCTCCTTTGCGTTAACTTGATATTAAATATAAACCAATATATATAAATATACAACAACTAAATAAAACTATTTTTGATAGTCTTGAATTTTACGGACTTTCTTCCGTTCCACTCGCCTTCAACACGCTCTATGTAGCCATTTTCAGTAAGCTTTTTAAGCGTTTCCTTCACATCAGATTCGGCAAACTTCTTAGTTTTCTTCTTGAGAACACTTGGAGACAACCCGTCTTTTACATCGCATACCTGTATCAACCTAGCCGCTAACGCATCGCCTCTTTCTTCTTCGTTGGAAGTCTTATCATCACCAACCGCTTGTAAGCACATACCGGTTTTTGTGTTGATATCAGATTTAACGAGAGCGAATGCATACCTAAGATCATCTTCGCTTATTATGGTTGTTTCTGCCGCCATAATGGAAGCTATGACAGACGTCATTTGAAAAGCTCTTGCCCACACTGGCTGCATGATTGGGTTTGCAGATTGCGCCCTAGAATCAAACCAAGCGCCTATTTTTTTAGACAGATTGATTGCACTTTCTGACGCTTTGATTTTTATCGGCTCACCCCAGAACTCAAGTCCGTACTCATCTCTATAAGTCATGGTTGTATCTTGAGCTCGACCACGTTGCACAATATTGTTAAAGCGATCATGAATTGATTTTGGTATCTGGTGCCTAGAAATAGCCCCAAACCCATAGGCTTTTGCTTTTGGGAAATCTTCAAACTCGCGTATCAACAAAGTACGTCCCATAAGACCACTGGAAAGCGTATCTTCACTCACCATTCCATCTAGCTTCATTGGTGTGGATGTGGCGTACAAGTTCATAAATGGGTTGTCTATGCCATATTTTAGATATGATTTCTTTTTCTCAATCCAATCTATTTTGTTTTGTATGATGAACTCTTTACCAGCTTCGATATCCTCCTTTTGCTTTTCAAGAATAGACAATCCTCGTTCAATGCTAAGTCTTAATGACTCCGCTTCTTTTGATCGCAGGGTAAGAACTCGCTCAGTAGATAGGTTTAAAATCGCTCCTTCAATTTGCTGCAGGTAGCTATTGGAATTTTTATTTTGCATGGCACTGAATATCTTGTGCGCCTCATCGATTGCATAGAATGCGCACTGGTGTTCAATGATGCTTTTTATCATGTCTTTATCGGAAGCCATTTCAGGATACAACGCCAACCCGTAACCAGCTTTTGCTATCAGTGTTTTTGCTACTTGGTATGGATTATCTTTACCAGAACCAGACGCCGCTATTCCCATTACAATCAGGCTCACTTTCCCGCCGTCTGGTGTTAGGTACATTCTATTCATGGCACAAGATATCGCCCACAACGCAGAACCAACAGCAATACTTGGCCTGTCCCTGTATGCTGTGTCATTGATGTGCCTAACAATATCACCAACTAGGCCATGGGGTGCTAGCACATCAATATCATCAGTACACAAGTCATCTTCTGGCTTATGGTCATCAGGTATAATTACCTCAGTACCACCGCGTGCAGGCAGCTTATAACCATTCTCAATCGCTTTTTTGATAAGAGTCCGAACGGTCACCCTAGTGCTGGACTTGCCAAAAGATTCCCACTTCATGAGCATGTCTTGTTCATCAAACTTAGATGATTTCGATGCCCACGATGCCCACAATGAGTAAGCATTTGGATCGGTATCGTGGATTGCCATCCCTACCTCAATGAAGTCATCATAATGCTCATCATTGTTTGGAACATGAGAAATCACTTCGACAAGATCGCCATCGAACTCACCTTCAAACTCATGCTCACAAATGACTTTCTCGATAATGGCAAGCAAATCTGTTGGTGCATCATCCAAGTTAGTCAAGTCGTCGTCATAGCAATGGTCTATGGTGTAGTAGTTACCACTCGCATGAAGAGAGCCACCAGCAACAACAAAACCGCCTTTGTGTTTGAAGTCTATGCCCGGGTATTCCTTTAATGAGCCTCTAACTTGAAAGTCTTTAGGTTTTTTGTAGTAAAGATGGAAACCACCTCCGCCAGTCTTTACACCTACTCCACACTCTTTAAGCTCTGGCACTTTCTCCGCTAATTTATCGAACGACTCAAAACCACCGTTCTTTGGGTCAACATCAACAACCAAATGATGATCTTCAAGAAGCCAACCGAAACCTGTGCATGGCATGTCAAAATCATGATAAGCCTTAATCAAGTTGAGCTGATTATCCATGCCTATCATTATTTGCCAGTTGGCATTTTGTGGGTGTTTCCCTGCCATTTTGCATTCAGGGTTACCGCACTCGCATTGGCCGTCTGTTATTGGATGTAGATTGACAAGGCTTAACCCTGCCTCATGGTACTTTTTTGCGTATTCGTAGACCATGCTACTACCCCACTCGCTTAACCCATAAGTCATCCATTTCGGTGTCGTTATTTTTAGTTACAACAGTCTTGAACTTCATGTTGTTTGATTTCGCAATCTTGCTGATACAGACTCGGCAGTAAGATATGTCTTTAAGGCCATAAGCAACCTTTACAGACTCTCCAACGCTAAGTTTAACCACCTGTTCCTCAATTATGATCATGTAACTACCAGGTCGTGATTGAAGCAATTCATCTTTATCGAAAGGATTTTTATAAACCATCTTTAAGCCCTCTTAATGTTTATTAGCTTTTTATATAATATATTTTTATTTTAATTAATGTCAAATGTTATGTGTTATTGGGCTTAATTGTTAATATTTTGTTAAAGAATAATCTTTGATTTTTTGGGCTATTTGGTAGGTAGTTAGCATTTTTCCTAGCATTTTTCCTAGCATTTTTCCTCCGTATCTTATTGATTTAATTTCATTTTTCCATTTTTCCCGAAAAATGCCTTAATATACAAAAATACATCCTTAATATAAAAATATAATTGTTAATATTTTGTTAACACTTTTGAGCCCTAATACAAAATTAAATACAAACAGAAATACAAACTATATATTAGAGTGTATAGGAAAAATGCAAAATGCCCTGTATCCCTTGGTACGTAAGGGATGAGCATTTTTCTAGCATTTTTCTCATGGTGGAAAAATGCAAAATGATATCGCTATATCCTTTTAAATCAATAGTTTGCATATTTCCTTGCCCTTTCCGCCTTAATTTTATAAACTACATATACAAACTTATAAGGAGATGCTATGCGAGTACTCACAACAAGAGACCTTACGAAGCTACAGGCCGTACCCATTGAAGACATTATCGAGAAGTTCGATTCAGGGACTCCGCTTTTGTTCGTTGACCAGAAGATTGGTACAATGAAACTGTTTAGAATAAAGAAGACTGCGAAGTGTGAAGAGTCAATAACACTCAGCAACTTGAGAGCGAGCCCACGAAAGCTATTATCAAAGGATACTGGTGAGTTTGTGGTTAGCTCAATTGGAATTGGTGTTCGTGGTGGCATGCGTGAACCACAGCATTACTGGCTCATACAGCCCATGGAGCTGTCTTTTAATGCATAACCCATAGGTTGGGTCATATTTTTTATTAACGACGCTTAGAGAGCGATAGGGGGCGGATTATGGCTGCTACTAAAGGCAATCGTTTTTGGGAGATGCGAAGCTCTCACGGTAGAAAGCCTAAATTTGAATCACCAGGGCAACTTTGGAGTGCGGCTTGTGAATATTTCGCTTGGGTAGAGGATAACCCGTTAACAGAATACAAGGTTACTCAATTTCAAGGAGCTCCAATACAAATGGAAGTTCCAAAAATGAGAGCTATGACAGTAAATGGGCTGTGTTTATTTCTTGATATTGGGGAGCAAACACTGGGACTAGCAGATAAGCAAGATGTTAGCAAAAAATCAGTCAGTGTGGAAATTTCCAAGGACACTAACCCACAAGAAGCGGCAGATATTTACAAAGACCTCATGGGCTAACAATGCCATTACCGTTTGAATTCGATTTTAAAAACCCTGACTACAGTAGCGTGTTCGCTTGGAGAGCTGAAAAACTTCAACGAATACGCAACAAACCAGAACTCCTACCAAAGCTAAAAGCATTCTATCGAGATAATCCGGCTCAGTTCATTATTGATTGGGGCTGTACCTTCGATCCTCGTAACGTAGAGAGAAACCTTCCGGCTATCATTCCTTTTCTACTATTTCCAAGACAAGAGGAATGGATCGATTGGTGCATTAATAATTGGAGAAACCAAGAATCCGCACTTCTGGAAAGCAAGGGAATTTACCTGCCTGTTACCGCCTGAATTTAGGGGCGGATTTATTCGTGGGAAAACATACCCACACATGAGGATATTATTTCCAGATACCAATTCATCACTCATCGGTGAAGCTGGCGACAATATAGGTCGTGGTAACCGCGCATCCATTTACTTTGTCGATGAAGCGGCTTTTCTGGAAAGGCCAACACTGGTTGATGCATCGCTATCACAAACCACCAACTGCAGGATTGACGTATCAACACCGAACGGCATGGCTAACCCATTTGCTGAAAAGGTGAAGTCTGGCAACTTCGATACGTTCACGTTCCATTGGAGAGACGACCCAAGGAAAGATGATGAATGGTACGAGAAGCAAAAGATAAAGCTTGATCCCGTAACCCTAGCGCAAGAAGTTGATCTCGACTACGCCGCATCCGTTGAAGGTGTGCTTATTCCTTCTGCATGGGTTCAGTCTGCCATTGATGCACATATCAAGCTTGGCGTTGACATTACTGGCGAGAAAAAATCTGCTCTCGATGTTGCCGATAGAGGTAAGGATAAAAACGCGCAGTCTTTCCGTGATGGTATGTTACTCGTTGATGTTGACTCTTGGCATGGTAAAGCCGTTGAGGATATCTTTGGCACAACACAACGCGCAATTGATAACTGTGAAGAAAAAGGCTACATGAGCTTTGATTTTGACTCTGACGGCTTAGGAGCTGGTTGCCGTGGTGATGCTAGGGTTATCAATGAAAACCGTGAAGAGATTGGAGCTCACAAGATAGATGCTTATCCGTTTAATGGTTCTGGCGCAGTTATCAACAAAGAGCAATATGTCATAAAACCAGAAGGTGAAAGCAAGGGGCGAACTAACGAATCATTTTTTGCCAACTATAAAGCGCAATGCTGGTGGCATTTGAGAGACCTATTCAAAGCAACTCATGAGGCCGTGACAAATAATAAGCCTTTTGAGTTGGATGGCATCATATCAATATCAAGTAAATGCTCTTATCTATCTAAGCTTACGAGCGAACTATCACAACCAACGTACAAGAAAGACAATCGAGGAAAGGTTTTAATAAACAAAGCACCTGATGAGGCAGAGTCTCCAAACTTGGGCGATAGCATAATGATGAACTATGCACCCAAAGAGGAAATTGAAAAAGGCTTCTTAGATATGGTTTGGTGATTAAATCAGACTACAGTCAAGGCCAGCTTCAACAAGTTTGTCGTGTATCTTTCGCATTTTGGTAAACTCACGACCCCACACGAAAGAAATGCCAACACGCTTACAGAAGTCTTCACCATATATATTGTGCTTATTGCAGTAGGCCATATGCTTGATCATTTGCATGTGTATGGTCTCTGTTTTCTTTCCAACTGGTGTGTTGGCTATTACCTCCTTCACGATATCAAATATGCACACCTCTTCTTTCTTGTCTTTTTTCTTATTGATAGCGTTAAACTCATTTACTGTTAACATCTCTCATCTCCAATAAAAACTCACACGTCTCACAGCTTAAACCGCTGTCTTTAACCAGTTGATCAACTTCACTCTGGTTATTGCGCTCGATTTGATCAAGCGATTCCTTCTCTTCTGGTGTTTCTGTTGGTACGTACATAACTCACTTATCCTTTAGTTGTTCTAGCTAGAAATTGAATGATATATGACTAAATAGCCAGATTAACAGCTCTATCACACACCAACCTATTACTGATCCTGCAAGAAATACAACTACGAACATTGTTTTCATTGCTTCACCGATACCATGCATAATTATTTCTCCGATACGTTTATTTTTGTTAGTAGGCTCCTGGAGTTCATGAAAGCATCGCTATCAATTATTCCAGACTCATCACGATTTACGCATTCAGATTGTAATAATATCAATGCAGTTTGAAGCTCCTTGTTCTCCTTCTCTAGCTGCTCTATGCGTTTGTCTGATGCTCTATTGTTCCATGCTTGCATTGCTTCATCATCGCTTTCATATACACCAGTTTGAAGGGTGCATTCTTGGCAATAAACATCTTCATGTGAAACATAAATATCATTAGACCCGCAACATGGGCATTCTCTTAGCTCACTCATACCAACTCCTTACAATTCGATTAATTAACTTACAAATATAGTTTAGCTTTACAAACCAAAAAAGTCAAGTTAGCATGATTAAAAAAGGAGATTGACCCAATGATCACAGCAAGAGTTAGAGAAATTTTATTACTTAAAGCGAATGGAAAGCAGTCGAAGGAAATTGCATATGATTTGGATTTGCATATTCGGACGGTTGAAACGCATATTGCAACAGCTAAGAAAGAGCTCGAAGCAAGAACAGTGACTCAAGCGGTGGCTAGGGCAATTAAATATGGCTTAATTTCAATTGGTGAAATTGGAATGGTTTTGATTCTTTGTTGGTCAGCAATTGAAGGAGATATTGACGCACGAAGAGCGCCGAGAACACCGACTCGAATTGTGCGCCAGTTTAGGAGAGAAGTCGTTTAATTACATCACCAAGCAAGAAAGCTGCAACGCCCATACCGCCTATAAAGGTCGAGATTTTAAGATATAGCCCTTGTACTTTGGTTTCTAGCTTGTCGATTCTCGGCTTTATTTCTGTATTAATTTCCGTCTTTATTTCTTTGAAAGTTTCCAAAGTAGCATTGATGTTAACCAATGTTAAATTGACAGATTCAATAGCATCGGCGGTTTTTTTCATGCTGCCGTTCTGCTCGGATACTTTTTCGTCTATTTGTTCAACTTTGGATTCAAGCTTATAGAATCGCTCGCTTTCCACTCTTTCTTTCACAGGCTCACCAATTAAAAGCGAATATTCATTCATAGTTTCAGCCAAAATGGTATCAGTTTTGTATGTAGTATCAAAAACTGTGCCCAGTTTTCAAGTGTGGTTAACTGCTATGCAAAAAGTGTATCGAAATTGAGCAGATACTTAATAACGCATAAACTTACAAACAGATCATATATGCGTTAATATTAGTTAGTAGTGAAAATAGAAGAGAGAAGTTGAAATGCCAATTAGCAGACAGACATATTCGGCCAACACTTGGCACGAGATCACAGCAGGTACGACAACAACACAAATCACACACAACTCTGGTCAGGGCACAGTTGTTTACACAGAGTCCGATACGCAGCCAACCTCCCCATATGATGGAACAGAACCTATAAACAATATCTCAACAAGCCATAGCTCTGATAATAATGTTTATTATGTTAACGTTATCGGCTCTATTTGGATTTATCCCATAAGTTATGACGCAGACTTGACGGTAACAGCAAATTAACAGGGCTTATTTATGACTTCTTACAAAAATCCATTATTGAACATAGGCTCTAACCAGCCTACAGATCCATTCTACGAAAAGCAGGTTGTAGTTAGACAAGCATCAGACTTTGATCAGCCTTTGAAAGATGGATTTAATTACTTTTTAGACGGTGTAATTGATTTAACAGGCTCTGGCGTTAGCTTGCAGTTGGTTAGCGATGGCATATCCAGCATCTCAGGGTACGACTTCAGAACTTCCGGCTTAATCTGCGACGACGACAACTACACTCTTTTTGAAAACGACGGTTCAAGTGCAGGTAGATTGATTATAAACAATTTTTATATTCAGACTAACGGAAACAATTCGCAGGTTTATGATATCGAAGCTACTACTGGCGCGGAAGAGATCGTAATGCATAATATTTTGTATTTAAACTGCACAAGCTTAGGCACTATTAGCGGCTACGCTCAAGCATTAGAACAAGATACGTATAGGGCTGCTGGAACGCCAGAGCTAACCTTAGATGGATCGTGGTCTAACGGATATTTTATAGATAATAGCTTAGGATTGCAGCTTACAGACGGTAGCTACTTCATCTATAAAGCAGGGCCGAGTTTTACAATGTCATCACGATTCAGAAGCAATCAGAATATTGATTTGAACTCTAATATAGGCTTTCTTGACTTTTCAAAGTCAAACTTCACAAATGACAACTTGTTACAGCTAACTGACTGCATAATCTCAAGGAATGGGGCATTTGATCCAGAAGATTCAACGATACTCCCAAACATATCAGCGGCAGCAGCTGAAACGTTGTTCACAAATTGTGTAGGCATACAAAATACATACCCAGGTGGAAAGATTACAGTATCAACAGAAGCCGGAACGCCTATTTTAAATATTTCCACTTTTGCCCAGCTAGCTGGAACGTTTACCTCTTCGGACTTGCAACACTTCTCGGCATCATCAGATCCAACGATCCCGACACTAACAAATGACGCGACAAATCCTACAGAATTTACAATAGTTTTAGATTTAACGCTTGAATCTAGGGCTAATGATGAGGTTGAAATCAGATTTAAAAAGACTACAGCTTTAGGTGTTGTGACGAATTTTGGTAATCAAGCTAGACAAGTTAATAGTTTGATTGGCGGTCGTGATGTTGCTTTTTTTAACTCAACAGAAAACGTGATATTAAACAAAGGTGACTCTATCACCATAGAAGTAACAAACAACACAAGTATAAATGATGTGACCGCAGAAAATGGAAGCTCGATTTTAATTAACCAGAGATAAAAAAATACCCCTTTAATTAGGGGCGTTTTTTGGTCTATGAACAAGACCCAACACAGGGGCCAGACAAAGACCAAGAGCAAGATCGAAACAACGATTCAGGAACTGGCACTTACACTTTAGATTTCCATACCAACGTAACCAGTCAAGTTAACGGAAGCGGAAAAGGGTGGAGATTATACGTAACTAGTTTAGAAAGCGATTCAAACGCAACCATCAATATAAAATCGTTAAGATTAAAAGCAGGTTAAAATGACTATGAAAAATGTTGTTATAAGTGGGGTTTTGGTAACTCTTATTTCTGCCATCACGATAGGTTCTTTTGACACATATAGCCAGATAAAAGCAAACACAGAACACAGACTTGAAAGCAAAGAGGATAAAATAATGAACCTCCTTGTAGAAATAAAAACAAATCAAGTATTTTTAATGAAAAAATACCATAAAGAAAATGAAACCCCCAAATAAGGGGGTGAGGTAAATGATCAAATCTTAGACCCAGACCGTGACCCAGACACAGACCGTGACCCAGACACAGACCGTGACCCAGACCAAGACCTAGACCAAGACCTAGACCAAGACCAAGACCTAGACCCAGACCGAGACCAAGACCTAGACACAGACCAAGACACAGACCAAGACAAAGACCCAGACACAGACCCAGACCTAGACAACGCTCTGTTATGGCCCTCTTTTAATATTGCAGCGTTCATAATTACCTCTTAAAAAGACCCAGACCAAGACACAGACC